GTCAGCCTTTTCGGCTTCGCTCTGCGTCCACAGCGGGTTAAACTCTATCTCGAAGCTGGGGAATTCCTTGAGCTTGCCGCTATTTATTCCAGCCGCAAAGATGATAGATGTAAGATATCTGAGATTGCCTTTGAGCATCCTCTTTTGGATGCGCTCTACGAAGCTGTACCAACTCTCATTATCTGACTCGCCCGTGGAATTCATACCGGCGGGACTGCGCCCGAACAGTATGGTCTGCGGTATGTTCGTAAGCGCCGAAACGAAGTTGCAGGTGCAGTCGATTACATCAGACACTCCAGTAAAGGTGAATTGTCTGAAGTCGTACTCTTCGCCCTCGGCATCTATCGTAATGCTGTTTAAAAGGCCCCTCGCCATGTCGATGGTCCGAAGCCTTTTAAGGACTCTTTCCTCTCCCTGTTCTGTCGCAAGCTCCTCGGAAAGGTTCTTCATCTTATAGACTGCCTGCACCGACCTATCGAGCAATTTGTTCGCGCTTCCGTGCGCGGTCTCGGCGTCGCGTATGGCTCTATGGAGCCTTATGTATTCAGGCAGGCCCCAAATCTGATATACGCTGTTCGATGTATTCTCAGGCAGTGTTCCGTTAAGGAACGGCAATGTCCTGCTCTCGTGCACGGCAAAATATCCGTACTTGCTCGTCACGTAATAATACTCAGGACTGCCAATGACCTTCCGTCTGGCCCTGTACGGGTCCTTGTGCTGATACCTAAACATGCTTTGGTAATCAGGCTGGACTATCGCACGCTCAAAAACGCGGATGCCATCGACGGATTTTATGTGCTTCCAATCGAGAGGTTCGTCTATGCCCCTTCCGTCGTCGATAAGCATTACGCCTATCGAACCGCCGAAAAGTCTTGCCCAGCGCATGCCTATGGTCATGGACTCTTCCAAGTCAAGGTCTTCACATATCTTCTGGTAGTAATCAATGATTTCGGCATCGGCCAAATCGCCAAGCGTGAACCCGTGCTTCATTGCCTCTTCCGCCGGGACATCTATTATCTTTGCGAACAGTCCATTTCCTTCATAGAATCTGGTCAGCGTGTCGTCGGAAACATCTGCTTCCGGCATGAAAAAGTAGTGTTCGTTGGCATCGCTGTAGGTCCCGTACTTGGTGACGAAGTTAACGAAACCATCATTACGGTAATCACTAACGCCGGTCTGCTGCCGGATGATGCTGTCATATCGAGCCTGAAGCTCTGGTGTAATTAAAGGTTCGCCCATATCGTCTCCAATAAAAAAGCTCCGGGCTCTCGCTCGAAGCTCGTTTCCGCCATTTGAATATGTCCTACCAGAGGCAGTCCATGATTATATCTTTGCCCTTCAACTTAGATAGCCAATCATCTTCGCCGTCGAGTCCGTATATTATACCGGCAAGGCCGCCTGTCACAGCTGCCACCGTGTCAGTATCGTAGCCAAGGTTTACTGCGTCGAGCACCGTCTGCTTGAAACTGCGCTCATCTTTGTCCCGGTGAACTATCGCCCACAGTGCAGCTTCCAAAGTCGATACGACATATCCACTTGACGATATGACGTCCTCGCTTAGGGTGTTAATCATGCTCAGCCTGTTGAACGGATACTCGTAAACGAGCGTTGGGATTATAGCATCTATATCCTCGCCCTCCAGCAGCTTCCTTGCAATATGTACATATATCACACAGGCCTCTGTTGAAAAGAAGTGCCCGTGAGTAATAGCCGACACCGCTCTTATCTCATCGTCTGAACAATCGGTGAACGCCAGCGGCAGTATCCGCATCAGTGAGCCGTTCCCGTTATCTCGGACATCGACTCCGGGCTCGCCGGATGCCAAAGCATTCATCGTCGTGCAGCCGATATCGAACACTCTGCCTCCGGGGGTAAATTTGCCCTCAGTGAACCACTCCATGAAGTTTTGGCGCATATCATCGACATCGATTGTGCCGTTGTGGCCCTTGATGCTCTTTGCTGTCGCTATGGTCATCGAAGTATCATCGGACCATGTTCCGAGCTGCTGGTGATGGGTACCGAATCCTACCATATCCCAGCACTTGAAAGCGCCCCGCATGTAGAATTCATACGGGACTCCAAGGGCATCGCCTATGGCAAGCCCCAATATAGCGTCGCTAAGTTTCTTATTCCCTGTCATTCGCTCTCTTCGTCTGTATCTTTGCAGTACAGAAGGCACTCCATGTATTCAGGGTCATCCTCATCCAAGCTGAATTCGAGCGGCTTGAACGGGGTCCTTTCACCGTCGAACTGCCTACAGAACTGCTTCTGGAATCCCAGCCAGTCCAAAGCCGTACCACGGTCTGCCCTGTGTACGCAATCGATACATTGTCTGAATTTGATTATCTTACTGTTATCCGTAAGAACTTCGTCGCCGTATCTGTCGACTATCGATTTATTCTCAGACATTTATCACACCTCCAAAAGTGAGTATACCACATTTGCCATGCTTTGTAAAGCGTTTTGGTATATATTCTTCACGATGCTACACCTTCGTGAGGTCCTTCGGGTTGTCTCCGATAACTACAAGGTCAAAGTATATCTTAGAACCGACGTACGCTTTAGCTACGCGGAACTTGGTGCCCTGCTGAAGAAGAGTTTCGCACTCATCGCTGATATCAGACTGTCCCGTGCTTCCGCCCCAGCCCACGGACTTAGCGCCAGAGCCGTACTGAGAGAACGGCTCCGTATACAGCATCTTTGTGCCCTTCGGCGCGAATATGTTAAGAATGACATCCTTAAACGCAAACCCGCTGCCCTTGGCTGTTGCACAGCTGCAAAATCCCAGCTCCGTGGGGGTAGTGCCGACGAGCGACTGCAAGTCTTCGGTAGTAGCATTCTGAAGAAAGCTCTGCGACACGCCCAAGAGTTTGCTCGCGCCCTTGGTACCTACGCCTCTTTGGAGCCACATATCTTCCGGACACTCGGACCGGCTTATCATGTTGGTAAGATTGATAATATCTTTCTTTGTCTGGCCGTCGTCGTACTTGCCGATATGGTCGAAGTCGATATTGTCTACACCCTTGTACTCGCTCGTGCCGTATTCGATGCCTCTTAATGGTTCGTTGAACGGGCTGAAGTTGCCGGTGTATCTGTGCGCGGCCTTGCGCTCATCCATGGAGGCATTCGTCCAGACATCTACACATCCGCTTATCAGGGTATCGTAAGCCTCCTGCTTGGTCTTCCAAGGCGTATCTTTCATACGCTTCTCGGCCATGCCCAGAGTCTGAGCGCCCCACTTAGAAGCCTTAGCCTGAGTCTTTGCCAGCTCTTTACTCAGCTGCTGGTACTGCTTGCCCTTCTCTTCAAAATCGTCAAGCTGCTTCAGTTTTTCCTGAGCTCGTGCGACCTTGTCTGCATCCGAATCGGGGTCATGCAGATTCATCTCATAATAGGCACGTTTCTTCTCTATGCTATCTTTGTACTCTTCGTACTCGGACGGCCTTACGGTCTTATCCTTCCAAATTCCAGAATACTCGCTCTCATCGAGCTTGAGCATCTCCTCGACCTTGGATTTGACCTTAGAATCCCATTCACCCTTTTTCTTACTGATGTATGCTGCCTTTGCCTCTTTGCCCTTTTCCGCGGTCTGCTCGTTAAAGTAGTCCGGGGTGTGCTTTAAGGTCTCAAGCTCCGCCTGCTTTTTGACAAGCATCTTTTTGTCGTGAGCGTAGTTCTCGGCCTTTTCGATTAAAGGTGTAAGCGTGGCGATTTTTTCTTCGTTATCCTTCGCCCGCTCTCTGTACGTCTTAGCAATGCCGGTCCAGTCGGCTATATTCTTGTCGTAATCAGCCCGCATCTCCTCATCGCTATAGCCCCAAAGGTTCTTGTACATTTCATGGTTTTTGTACCACTCCTCATAGCTTGTCTGTGAAGCCTTTTCCCAGTAGTCAGCCTCGGAGGTGTAGTATTCTAAGTTGTTCTTCGCGTTCTTTAAATCTTTGCGATACTCCTTAAGGTGCCCAGCGTAATAGATGAGCTGCTGTGTATCATAGTCGTCTTCGCTTCCATAGCTGTCGACCTTTTCCTGATACTTGATTATGGATTTGCTTAAAGACTTTATCTTCTTACTCTTGGCCTTGCTGTTATCCTTGAGCTGCTTCAAAGCCTCATCATGGCCAAAGCCGGTCTTATCCTTCAGTGCATTCCAAGCATCTGTCGGAGACATTCCTGTAGTATCTATGCCAGCGTTGTTGCAAAGGCCATACGGCAGGCGATACATAGCGCCGCCGCCAGTCTCATCATCGTCTGCATCCATTCTGGACGCCAGCCTCTGATATCTCCTCATCCTGAATTCAAAAACTGCCTTGTCCATGTTTCTATCCTACTTCTGCTCTACGAGCTTTGCGCCGTTCTTGATAAACGATAGAACGTTCGAGCTATTGAGCACTACTGGCCCATATTTTGAGTTTACCCATTTAAGAGCCATGTGGTTCGAGGATTTGTTTGAGTGCACTATCTCAAAAAGAGAATCCCCGGCACTTCCGAATCCGCCTGAAGCGGAATAGACATTTCCAACCTTGGCGTCCTTTATGAACCTCTTGATTGTTTCTCTCTTCTTTTTTAGGTCTTCGGGGCTTGCGTACTTAGAGCCCATATATGCCGTAAGCGGGATACGGTCATAGGTCTTTTCCTCAAACTTCGGAGCCTCGGACTTTGCCGTCTCGGACTTTGCAGTCTCGGCGTTATCCTCATAGCCCGGAGGGTCAAGAATGATAGCGTCGCCGTTCTCATCAAGGAATGACTCTGACGGTCTGTAGAACGAATCGCCGTTCTCATCGACAAACGCCATCTTCGTTCCTGTTGCGTGCAATGCACCGTCCTTTCCCTTATGGACATTTGTGCCGTGTATATTGCCCTTCTTGTCTATAACATAACCGTTTTTGACTTGAGGAACAAAAGAGCTTTGTCCTATGCTTTCTGCATATGACTCCTTAGGCTTCTTTATCTTTAAACCCGCCTTGGGGCGTTCTTTATACGACTTCATCGCTGCGATGACGTACTTATTGCCCGCATCAGGCTCACCGGCTTCGTTGAGGTGCACATGGTCACCCTTTTCTGTGGTCACCCATCTGCCCTCATCGAAAGAATCATCCATACGAGCCATTATCCTTGCAGCACGTCTTTCTTTGAATCTCTTCACCGTATCATCCATCGTAAATCTCCTTTAAATAAGGTTGCCCAGATTGAACTGGCTCTTAGTCTCTATCTCGTTGAAGCCGTTGGCCGACGCATCGACCATATCTTTAAACTTCCAATCCGGGAAGTTCTCAAGCTCTTGCAGGTACTCATCGTTCCACGGTCCTATAAGGATATCGAAGTTGCCCGCCTGCCATTGCGCAGCCATAGGCTCTGCTCTGGATTCCTTGCTGCCAGATTCCAGCACGGCCACGACGTCGTATCCTGAAAGCTGCTTGATATATGAGTTGGCCTGCTCTTTGCCTGCTTGGCCGGGGTCCTGTGGGACCCTTATCCTCACCCGCTTGTACTTGGCTATATCCTGCTGGGCTGTATGAGTTATGGTCTTGCGGACATCGCCGGAATTCATCTGCCGCCTTATCACATCGGCTATGATATACCTTCCATTCTTGCGTTTGCCTATCAGGACTCCGGCGGTAAATGCCGGGTCGCCCTTGTCGGTCTTTTCTGAGGCTGCCAAGTCCCAGCACCTCACCCATCTGATTACATCATCCGGGACCACCTGCAAGAACTCGCCAACCTGTGTCCTCTTGAAGAACAGGCCCGCAGAGGCCTTAATTTTCCAGTTGCCCTTAAGCAAGCGCTCCTGCTCTATGAGCGGCAGTGACTTAAGGTTGGATATATATGAGGGGTTTACTCTAAGCAGCTCTTTGTTGTCGTAAACACTCGACATGATGAATGTAAACGACTTTGGAATCGGCTTGTCTGGGCCCGGAGGAATGAAAGCGAACTGCTCATCAAGTTCCCGCTTCGTATCCGCCCAGTAAACCACATCCTGATACACCAAAAACCAGCGTATCACGCCGCTGCGCTCCGGGATAGCGTATCCCGTCTCTTGGTCGATGTACCAAGATATGAATTCCGCGACCCAGCTGTTGGCATCCGGGTTGCATGTGCCTCTGACAAATGGTTCTACGCCACAAAGGGAACGGTTACGGGATAGCATGTACAGAAAAGTATGTCTGGAAAAATGCGTCAGCTCATCGAATCCTATCATGCAAATCTGGCTGCCCTGCCAGTTCGGAAGTTCCTCATCTCGCTCTATATGAGCAAAACTGACCTTGGATATCTCGTTGCCGTTCTTGTCTTTGAATATCCAAGATGTTGAACCTTTCCTCGGTTCTGCATTCTTGACCTTTCCATAGAGCGTCTTGGACTCATCCCACAGGCC